AGGGTCAGCTGCCGGCGGAAGTCCTTGTCGGCCTGGTCCAGCAGCGCCAGGGTCGCCTGCCGCCCGGGCCCGTCGACGTCGAGGGTGCGGACCACGCCGGCGAGCTGGTCCAGGTACTCCAGGCCCGCGGCGGTGCGGAAGCCCAGGCGGACCTTCGCCGGCGCGGCGAGGCGCTTCTTCCCCGCCAGCGGCCCGGCCGGGTTGGCGGGGCTGTACTTCCAGGCGGTGTGCTCGGTCGCCGGGTTGGCCAGCGAGCTTGGCGGGGTCGCCAGCGTCACCGTCGCCGACGCGGCGCTCGAGCCGGAGAACACCGGCCCCCGCGCGCGCCGGCGCCCCGCTTTGAGGCCGGGCGGCAGGTCGGTGGCCAGTTCCCGGCGGACGGTGACGCTCTCGACGTCGGCGGAGAGGTCGTCGAGGGGCAGCGTCACGGCCGGCCCCGTCGTGGTCGCGGCGGTCAGCAGCCGCACGGCGCCGTACTCCGCGGTCGGCATGCGCGCCTACCTCGGCCCGACGTCGGGGACCGGCGGCGCCGGGAACGCCGGGATCGTCGCGTCGATCGTGCCGGCCGGGGTGTCCATCGCGTAGGTCGCCTGCCAGGTCGCGAAGTCCCGCCAGCCGTCGGACCAGTCGAACACCGCCGAGCTGGTGGGGGAGCAGTGGTAGTGGTTCGCGGCCCAGGTGTTCCCCCAGGTGGTCCACACCTGCGGCTTCAGCGTCGCCGCGTCGCACACCAGGCCGGTCGGCTCGTGCCAGCCGCCCAGGTCCGTCACGGAAATGTCGTTGTCGTGGACGCTGACCGTGTGGAGCTCGTGCGCGCCGCGGCCGTCGGGCCAGTCGGTCCGCAGCTGCTGCAGCAGGCCGATCCCGTCGCGGCCCCGCACGGTGTTGTTGTAGACCTGGACGTTCCGCGACGCGGAGACGACGATCTGGCCGCCGTCGTAGAAGGCGTTGACCGCACCGGGAGCGTTGTTGACGCAGGTGTTGTACCGGATGACCGCGTCGTAGGCGATCTCGTGCATGATGCCCTGCTTGGTGTTGTTGGCGCAGTAGTTGTACTCGAAGACGGTGGTGCCGCCGACGTTGATGTCGGTCCACAGCCCGACGCCGGTGTTGTCGTGCACGTACAGCCGGCGCACGACGGCGTCGTTGGCCTGCTGGAACTTCGTCCCGCCGGCCTCCCAGTCGAGCTTGTAGCCGCGGGTGTTGTTGTGGTCGATCTCGGAGTCCTCGTGGGTCGCCGCGGCGTAACCGCCCTGGCCGAGCTGCCCGTTGTGGTGGGTCCGGTTGTGCCGCTCCTTCGACCCGGCGCCGTTGAGGTGCAGGCCGCTGCCGTGGCAGTAGCGGACCTCGCAGAACTGCACCGTCCAGTTCGCGCCAGCGGCTTCGACGGCGCCGGTCTGCTCGGCGTTGGCGGCCATCTCCACCACCAGGTCCTCCACCGTCACCCCGGCGTTGGCGCTTCGCACGACGTAGGTCGCCCACGCCTGCTCCATCAGGTGCCCGTTGGGGTTGTCGCGGACGTAGACGCGGTTGGCGGCGAAGTCCTCGTAGAAGCGCCCCGGCGCCAGCGCCGCCTGGGACATGACGCGGTCGAGCTGGGCGCCGTCGCGGTAGACGTCGTTGGGGTTGCGGCACCCCGCCGTCGAGCAGCGCAGCCCGTCGCCGGGGTCGTCCGGCAGCGCGCTGCCGTTCGCGCCGGTGAGGCGGGTCGCCCACCAGTCCTGCCCCGACGCCGTCCAGGTGCCCAGGGTCTTCGCGCCGGACAGGGTCGCGCCGAGGCGGCCGCGGAGGATCTGGTTCGGCTTGGGCGCGTACCCGGCCTGCGCGACCGGCCGGTACACCCCTGGGGTGAAGACCAGCATCGACCCGTCCGGCGCGGCGGTGATCGCCGCGGCGACGTCCGACGCGGGGGTGAGGGTGGTCGGCTGCTGCGGCAACGCCGTGACGGCGACCTCGACGCCGCTGCCGGACGGGTCGCGGAGCAGCGCCGGGTTGAACGAGGCGGTGACGAGCTGCCCGGTGGTGGAGGTGACCTGGTAGGCGCCAAGCTCGGCGCGGAAGGAGCCGTTCTCCCACAGGTCGAGGACGACCCACGGGTCCGGCGTCCCCGTCGCGGTGCGCCGCAGGTACAGCTGGACCTGCGGCGTGGCGCCGAGGCCGCCGGGGGGGACGACGCCGAACGAGGCGCGGAACTTCGTCGGCACCGACGCCGACACCGCGGTCAGGTAGGCGGCGTCGGGGGAGGCGGGGTCCTCGTCGATGTCGGCGACGGTGCCGGTGAGGTTGGTGGATTCCTTGATCACGTCGGGCGCCGCGCTCGCGGTGCCCGTCGTCGTCGTCGTGATGCCGGCGAGGGCGCCGAGGAAGCCGGTCCGTTCGGTCCCGCCGCCGAACCCGCCGACCTGGCTGCCGGTCGCGCCCAGCGCGGCGTTGGCCTTGACGCCGGTCCCGGCGCTGTTGGTCGCGTGCACGGCGGTGAACCCGGCCGGGACGGTGAAGGAGTCCGACCCCTGGATCGACGTGGCCGCCCACACCAGCAGCGTGTTCGGCGACGTGGTGGTGACCTGCACGCCCGGGGTCGTCGTCGCGGTCGCGTCGGCGGACTGGACGTCGCTGGCGTCGAACGGGTCGCCGGTGGTCCGGCAGCCCGAGACCCGGAACGCGTACCACTCCCGGTAGCAGCTGGCGTGGGTGAACGTCCAGGTGCCGCTCTCGGTGGCGGTGGCGCGGTGCCAGAAGACCCGCAGCCGCGTCCCGGTCGTGGCGGCGGTGGCGCGCTCGGTCCAGGTCCCGTCCGGTGGCGTGACGGTCACCGAGGGTTCGAGGTAGGCGCAGACCACGGCGACGTCGGTGGCGGCCATGCCGGTGGGGACGGGGACGGCGGCGTTGGCGGCGGTCGCGCCGGCCAGCAGCGCGGAGGTCTGCCAGGTCGGCGCGGTCGTGGTCTGCGCCGAGATCCCGCCGGTGCCGGCGATGGTCCGGGTGGTGGTGAACGTGCCGTCCCGGTCCCAGTCGCACTGGACAATGACGGGGGCGAGGTCGCGGACCCGCGCGCGGATCGCGTCGACCAGGGTCTGGGAGGCCGGCTGCATCAGCCGCCGACCTCGACCAGGACCAGCTCGCAGTCGTGCAGGCCGCCGTACGGGTAGGCGTCGGAGAGGGAGTCCACCGCCACGACCGGCGTCCCCGTCCCCGGCACGAACGCGCCCGCGCTGCCGGCCTGCTCGAGCTGCCAGTCGTCGGACCACACCGTGACCGCGCTGCCGGTCGTGGTCGAGTTCAGCAGCTTCGGCACCGCGTACGCGGCGGTCGCGTCGCTCGTGGCGGTGAACGACAGCCGCGTCGACCAGTCCGTGGTCGAGACCGCGCTGCCGGCGGTCGACGGGGAGGACAGCAGCGCCGGCGGCGTGGCCGCGTTGTAGAAGCTGATCCCGATCTGCATGCTCACCGCCGCGCTCGCGCGGACGTACGCGCTCACGGTGTACTGCGTCGACGGCAGGCACGCCGCCCACGTCTGGTCGACCGTCGACGCCGAGGTGTACAGCAGCACGCCGCGGCCGGTCGCGGCCAGGGCGGTCTGGGTGTCCCACGCCAGCGACCGGACCCCGGACCGGGCCTGCGCCGTCGAGGAGCTGACCGCGCCCTGCGTGAGCGCACTGAACCCGGTCGCGTCGGCGAGCGGCCCCGTGCCGAGGGACTGGTTCGCGGTGAGGTGGTTGCGCCGCCCGGCGAGGTCGACCAGCCGGTACGGGCCGCCGAGTTCGGCGAGCTGCTCCCAGACGCCCAGCTCGTCGGCGTTGAGGGCCTGCCCGACCAGGCGGTAGACCCGCCGCCGGCCGGTGGTGTCGACGACCTGGCCGCCGCCGGCGGCGAGCTGGTGGACGGCGCCCTGCCGCTGCCGGTCCGCCGAAGAGCCGGGCGCGGGGCGGACGACCTCGACGAGCCGGCCGGCCGGGCCGCACCAGATCCCTGTCGCCACCCCAACCCCCTTCTATTCGCGGTCGAGGCGGGCGGCGCCCTGCCGGTACGCGCGGGCGACCTCCCGGGCGTCCACGCGGACGACGACGGGCTGCGCGGCGAGGCCCTCGACCGCCGTGGCGAGCCTTGCCATCGGCGGGGAGCGCCTGAGCGCGGCGACCATCGCGTCGGTGAGCCGGTCGTAGTCGATCCCGACCGGCTCACCCTTGCCGGTGCCGTTGTAGGCCAGCGACAAGCCCGGCGGCAGCATCCCGCCCTGGTCGTAGGAGTGGTGCCGCAGCCAGAACGCCCACGCGCCCGCCGGGTTGTGGTAGCGGCTTCGGATGTAGCGGCCGCCGTAGATCGCCTGCAGCCGCGGGTCGGCGGTCTTGTGCCCACCGACCGTGCCCCACGTCGAGTTGAGGAACTGGAACAGCCCGTACGCGCTCGACGACGGGTTCTGCGCGGTCGGCCGCCAGCCCGACTCGTGGGAGACCAGCGCGTCGGTGGCGGCCCACTGCCCGGCCGAGCCCCAGCCGAACATCCCGGCGAAGACCTCGCGGACGATGCCCTTCACCGACCCGCCGCCGCCGAGGCCGCCGACGCCGCCGCCGGGCGCGCCGACGTGGAAGTGGAGCCCGAACGACCCCGGCTTGCGCGCCGCCGGGCCGATGATGATCCCCGCCGACGTGCCACGCGCCTCGAACGGGAGCCCGCCGTAGACCCCGGCCATGTGGCCGGTGCCGTGCGGGCCGGGGCGGCGGACGCCGATGTCGAGGAGGCCACCGAGGCCGGGGCGGATGCCCGCGACCCCGGTCCCGATCGACCCGGTGGTGAAGTACCGCTGGCCGTGGCCGCCGCCGCGGCCGCGCATCAGCCCGTAGACCGCGCCGACCAGCCCGGAGCAGTCGTAGGCGCCGGGACCGGCGGCGCCCCACCGGTACGGCAGCCGGTCCACGCTCCGGATGAAGCGCTTGATGGCCTCGGAGCCGCCGCCGCCCATCCCGGCGACCGCGGCGTCGATCGCCCGGCCAAGCGCCCGGCCCAGGGTGCGGGCCAGCCCGTCGGCGGCGTGCTGGGTGCCGCGCCGCAGCGCGCTGGCGGCCGCGTCGGCGAACGGCTGCAAGCTGCCGATGCGGCCGCCGGTCGCGAAGCCGGGGATGCGGCGGTCGGCCGCCCACGCCCGGAATCCCGGGTCGGCTGAGTCCCGCGCGGAGACGACCGTCTCACCCTTCGACAGCCTGGCCAGGACGTCGTCGGCGGTCGGACCGGTGCCCTGCGTGACGCGGCCGCCGGCGGCGAGCTGGGGGATCTTCACGTGCGACGCACGCAGCCACGCGACCGTCTGCTTGGCGATCGTCGCCTTGGCGGTGGCGGTGACGGTGACGTTCTTGCCGTGCAGCGCGTTGATCTGCCGCTGCATCGCGCGCATCTTGCGGACCAGGTCGGCGTACTGCCGCTGCATCGAGTCGGCAAACGACGTGCGGATCTCGGTCTGCCGCTGCGCCCAGTACTTCTTGGCCAGCTGCAACTGCGCGTTCGAGCCCGTCGCCAGCGCGTGGACGTACTGCGGCCCCTTGGTCGACAGCTCCCGGATGAACCTCGGGTCGACGCCGGCCTTGATCAGCCGCTGCGAGTCCTTGGCGTAGGACCGGAAGTTGGCGACCTGGTTGCGCAGATCCCGGATGACCTGCCGGGCCGTGACACCGCTCTTGGCGATCAGGCCGTCGTAGCCCAGGATCGCGTCGCGGACGCTTTTCACCTGGTCGCGGAAGCCCTGCCGCAGCGTGCCCAGCTTGGCGGTCAGGTCGGCGGCCTGCCGGGAGTTCGCGGCCATCTTCGCCGCAGTCTCCTGCGCCGCCGCGCCGCCGCCGCGGGTCGCCGCCGCCGCGCCCTGCGCCGCAGCCGCCATCCGGGAGAAGTGGTCGGCGCCGTCGGTCGCCGCATGACCCATCGCGTTGATCGACTGGGCGTACAGGCCGCCGAACTTGGTGCCCAGCTGCACGGTCCCGCCGAACCGCTGGTTCTCCGACGACCCCTTCTTGACCGCCTCCTGGAACTTGATCACCGAGACGGTCGCCAGGCCGACCGCGGCGCCGTACAGGCCGGTGCGGGCCAGGACCGCGCCGATGCCGGCGCTGCCGCCGAGCAGCCGGAACTTCGCCGCCGCCGCCTCCGCCGCCGCGCCCGAGGCGACCGTCTTGGCGGCCAGGGCCTCCTCGGCCGTGCCGACCGCGGCGTCGACGGCGACCTGGGCCTCCTTCGCGGCCCGGTAGGCGATCCATGCCTTGCGGGCGTCGAGGATCGGCTTGGTGACCTTGGCGACCGCGACGGCCAGGCCGCCCAGGACCGCGCCAGTCAGCACCGCCTGCGAGGCGACGCCGTGGCTGGTCTCATCGAGCCGGTTGAAGCCCTCCACCAGCCGGTTGAGCCAGACCGCGCCGCGTTCGATCGCGGGGATCAACGCCTTGCCCAGGCCCTCCTGGAGGTTCCCCCACGCCACCGCCAGTTTCTTCGAGGCCGTGGCGTTGGCCTCCGCGCTGCCGCCGAACTCCTTGCGGAGCTCGCCCAGGATGATCTTCTGCGCCTCGAGGGTGTGGCCGCTCTTGACGAGGGTCTTGATCTGCTCCTGCTGCTGGGCGGTGAACGCCACCCCGACACGGCGGAGCGCGCCCATGCCCGCAATCGGGTCATTTAAAGCCTTGCCCAGTTGGATGTTGGCGGTCTGCAGGCCGTCGGCGGTGACCTCGCCGTGGTTCATCGCCGCGGCCATGTCGACGGCGGCGCGGGTGGCCTGGTTGAAGATGTCGTTGCCCTTGCCGACCTCGTTGCGGACGCCGGTGAAGGTGGCCAGGATGTTCTCGCCCGACTGGATCAGCTCGTCGTCGACGCCGACCTTCTTCGAGATCGCGCCGGCGAGGTCGGCGAACTGCTTGGCCGACAGGCCAGCCGCGCCGCCGGTGGACTTGATCACCGCGGCGGTCTGCCGGGCGACGGCCTGGCTCTCCCGCGCGGCCCCGACGACCTTGCGGATCCCCGCGACGACCGCCGCGCCCGCGAACGCGCCAGCGAGTTCGTTCCGCAGGCGGCTGGTGTGCTTCTGGAAGTCGGACGCGGACCGCTGCGCCTGCGACATGCCCCGGGTGAAGCCGGAGGTGTTGGCGATGACGTCGAAGACGACCGAACGGGCCACGCTAGCGCTCACCCCCGGCCGGTCGCCGTTCGTCCATCCAGTCGGTGAAGACGCGCAGCTCCCGGAAGGTCAGCGCGTCATATTCCTGGCGGGTCAGGTCGAAGAAGGCCCGGAGGCGGGCGCGGCCGTGGGCGCGGGCGGCGGCGGCGCGGGCACGCTGCCACGGCGTTTCGAAGTGCTCCCGCTGCCACGCGCGGCGGGCGGCGGGCTGGGAGGAGGGGGCGCGTCGGACACCTTCAGCCAGCCGTAGGGCGTCTCAAGCGCCTGGTCCCAGGTGAACTCAGGGTCGGCGCGGGTGGCGATGCACCAGATCACCAGCGGCGTGGCGTACAGCGGCTCACGGTCGACGGCGTCCTGTGGGTCGAGGCCGCCGAACAGCTTGGCGGCCTTGGCGCGGAGCATGTCGCGGGGGGTCAGGTCGTCCCAGCCCAGCACCCGCGCCTCCGGCTCACGGATCGCCTCGACCGCTGCTGCGGGCGCCTCGCCGTTGGCCTGCTGGGTCGTCTCGGTCATGTCGCCCTCTCGATCTTCTTCAGCACCCGGTTCGTGGCCGCGTCGATCGCCCGTTGCGCGTCCGGGACGTGCGGTTCCACCACGCCGTAGAACGTCGGCCGCTTGCGGCCCTGCGCCCAGGTCTCACGGTCGCCGAAGACGGGCCAGCGCCACCTGGGCTTCTCACCCTCCCAGTACGCCGGCAGCGACTTCATGTGGTCGGGCATCTTGCGGCCGTCGACCCGGATGCGGGCGCCGGCCCGTTTGCCGGTGAAGCGGACCTCGACCCGCGTGGCCTTGGCGAGCAGGGTCCGCAGCGGCGGCTGCTCGGCACGGGACCGGGAGCGCTTGCCGCCGTAGGCGGGCTGCGCCTTGTACGCGGCGCGGACCTGCGGAACCAGCGGCCGCAGCACCGCGCGGACCTCCGCGGTCAGCTCCTTGCGGAGCTGCTTGCCGTTGGCGGCCTCACGGAACGCGTCGTTGATCGCGCGGAACGTCCGGTTGTCGCGGATCTCAATATCCGGCACCCGCGCCTCCTTGGACTATCCTTCGGGCGTGGAGCGGCCCCGCGCCGCAGCAGGCAGCACGGGGCCCGCCGGCATGGAGGTGCCGACATGGAACAGCCTAAAGCGCCCCTGACCCCGGAGCAGCAGGCCGCACGGCAACGGACCGAGCAGGCCCGCCAGCGGTGGGAGCAGGCCCGCAACCGGGCCATCCGCAACCTCGCGATCGCGGTGGCGGTCGTGGCGGTGCTCTGGTTCTTCCTCAGCCGCTAGCGCTTGCTGACCTGCGACTACGCGGGGACTGTCCAATCCACAGCGGGCGCCGACGTGATCGCGAAGCTGATCTGGAGGCGGGCGACCTCGCCCAGGTCGCGGAGCTTCACCAGCGACCCGACCGTGACCGGGAACGTGTCGGCCTTACGGCCGGCGACGTCGCCCTCATCGAACCACAGGATGAAGCCCGTGGTCGTTCTTGGGAGCAGCGACCGGGCGTCGACCGAGTTCGAGCTCTGGTACATCGTCAGCGACGAGTCGCCGACCTCGAGGCCACCGGCGACCTTGGCCACAAAGCTTGAGTTCAGGTCAGGAGCGTCGAGGAAGTTCGATGCCGGCTGGAAGCCGTCCGAGCTGGCCACGTCCCCGGACAAATCAGTCCCCGCGTTGATCTCCGCGCGGGTCGGGGACGCCTTGTTGGCGACGGTGGCGGCGAACACGACCTTGGTGACGCCGGGCCGGAAGTAGCGGATCGCCGGGGTGATCGGGGTGGCTGGCACCTACTCCTCACCTTCCTCGCTGTCAGGTGCCGGCTCGGCCGGCTCTTCGGTTGGCGCGGCGCGGAGCCGCTCGACGAGCTCGGCCTTGCTGCCAGAAACCGGCAGGTCACGAGCACGCAGGAGGTCCTGAAGGTCACCGACGGTGAGGGAGTCGAGGTCGTCGGGTACCTCGGGCTCGGGAGGGGTCTGCGGCTCGTCCTGGTCGACGCGGAGCCACCCGCTCGACCGGTGAACGGGCACGGCACTCTCGGCGACCTCGATCTCGCGGTCGAGCTGCGGGTGGTACAGCCGCACGACCGGCTGCCCCTCGTACCGTTGCGCCTCGGCCGGCCACTCGTCGCCGGTGTCGTCCTGGCCGGGTTCGACCTGCCAGCCGGCGAGGCGGTGGTGCGGGACCGCGAGCGGGTCGACGTCGATCGGCTGGCCGGGCAGGGTGGGGTGGGTCATCCGCACGCCCATCACTGCACCGCCGTCTTGACCACGCAGGAGGTGACGGTCGCGGTGACCGAGTAGGTGATCGTCGCCCGGCCGGTGGTCGGGTCCCGGTAGGACGAGGTGACCGGGATGATCGTGTAGCCGGTCGTGGCCGGGACCGACACGGTCCGGTCGGCGATGGCGAGGTCGCCGTCGATGAGCCCCGGGGTGACCAGGGTGACGGTGCAGGCGCTCGCGTTGGCGTTCTTGACGATCAGGTACAGGCCCGGGCCGGCCTCGCAGTCGTCGGAGGCGGACACGGCGGCGAGCAGGTTGTCGAACCGGAGCCCCTGCAGGGGAACCGTGTTCGTGGTCATGGCGGCCAAGAGGCCCTCCTACGTGACGTGGCTGGTCCAGGTGACGGTGAAGCGGATCGTTGCCCGCCGCGCAGCGGTGCCGTCGTCGTCGACCGGCTCCTCACTCAGGTCCGAGGAGGCGACGGTCGCGAACCCGGGCGGGCCGATCGTCCCCGCCGCGGTCGGGTCGGCCGCCAGCGCGGCAGCGGCGAGGTCGCGCAGGGCGTAGGCACGGTCGCGGCAGGCGTCCACCGCGTCCTCGCCCGAACCGGGCCTGGTGACCTGCACCCAGCACGTGCACGTGGGCGTCTCGGCCTTCCGGCCGGACAGGTCAACCCGGTCGGAAGCGGGGGCGGCCACGTCGCCGAGGGTGAGCTGCTCGGCGGCGAGCTCGTCGGGGGCGACCGGGGCCGAGCGGACGGTCACGCCGTCGGCGGGGCGCAGGCCCGCCGTGGTCTGCCAGTAGTCCCGCAGGCCGGCCTTCGCCGCGGCGACGCTCGAGGCCATCTAGGCGACCGCCAGGCCACGGGCGTTGTAGGCGGGGTCGGCGAGGACCGAATCGATCGACCGGATGCCGTAGAGGGACACGCCGCCGCCGGACATGCGGTTGCCGGCGGTCTCGTAGGTGTACGTGGCCCCGTCGGGGGTCGTCCAGCTCGAGGAGGTCGACCCGGGCGGGGACGGCAGCAGCAGCATCGCCGTCCGGGCCATGGCCGCCGAGGCGACCTCGGGCGGCGGGGGATCCCAGCCGTGGACGTACTCCACGACGACGTTGGCGCGGCCCCAGACCGGCGGGCTGCCCCACCCGTACGCCGACGTGGCTTCGAGGACGCCGGACGGCCGCAGCGTCCACCCGGACAGGCTCGACGGCACGCCGTTGACGGTGACCGAGAGCAGCTTCGACGCCTTGAGGTGGGCCAGGACCAGCTGGCTGGTGCCGCCGTCGAGGACCTCGCGGGCGAACCGTGGGACGAACGACCAGCCGGTGCGGTGGGCGAAGTCGTCGGTGGCCTGCGCGCGTTTGGCGGCCAGCAGCGACGCCGGCCAGGTCGTCGTGGTCACGTTGGGGTGCGCTGGCGTGTCCGCGAACGGGGTGTCGTCGCCGCGGCGGATCTGCCGCAGGTCCGCGATGGTGAACAGGTAGCCGCCGAGCACCTCGACGGTCGACCGGAGGGTCTGCGGCTGCCCGCCGACGGTGCCCGCCCAGGTGACCGCCAGGATGGTCGGGTCGGCGAGGGCGGCCAGGACGAACTGGTAGACCCCGGAGCCGGCCGCGCCGACGTGGCTCACCGTGCCCGACGCGATCGTGGTCCCGTCCGGCCTGGTGACGGTTACGGCTGGGACGCCGGTGTCGAGGTCGGTCGTGACCCCGCCGGAGTAGAAGGTCTCCTGGATGGTCGCCGAGGTCCCGGCCGCGATCTGGATGGCGGCCATCAGGGCAGCGGGTCGGGGCCGGGGCAGCCGTAGGCCGGGTCGCACGGCGGCCTGGACGTCGGGAACCAGCCCTGCAACCACGGCCAGGTCGCCATCGCGTCGCGGACCCGCTGGTCGTAGGCGTCCCCGGCGCTGTCGTGCCAGCCGCCCGAGTACCACGAGCCGACGCACCCGTCGACGTCGCCGGTCGTGCGGGTTCCCAGGTACGACCAGCCTTCGTAGCAGCCGCGGAGGTAGCCGCCGTAGTAGTCGGCCGCGAACGCGGTCGAGTTGCGCGTGAACGGGAACGAGCCGTTGGAGTAGCCGGGCCAGACGTAGCCCCACGTCGGGTCGGCCCAGGCCATCGCGCTGAGGATCGAGAAGGTCTTGGGGCACAGCCCAGCGCCGAAGTCGGGCTGGTAGTCGTAGCCGCCGGCGGTGGCCAGGCCGTCGCAGTACGCCGCGGAGTCGGTGGTCGCTGAGGTGAACAGGTCGGTGCAGCCGTAGTCGGGCAGGCACCGGCCCGTCGGGTAGGTGAGGTACTGGTACCACTGGGATTCGCGGTAGGCGACCGCGCGGACCAGGTCGTCCTGTAGGCCCCACTTGCACGCCGCCCACTGGAAGATTTCGTCGGTGGTGCCGGTGAACGCCCCGTCGACGCGTTGCAGCATCCAGGAGTCCCAGCGGGGGTCGTACTCGCTGCCGTGCGGGCGGGCCGCGAACGCCGCGTGGGCCGCGGCCGCGTCGACGACGGTGTTGTCGCGTTTGGTGTTGTCGGGCCGTGGTTCCCAGGTTGACCGGTGGACGAGGCTGGTGCACTGGGCGTCGGAGCGGTTGGCGTCGAGCCAGCCGCCCGGGCCGGAGACCCCGGTGGGTTGCAGGGTGAGGTAGCCGCCCTGTGGTGGGGGTGAGCCGCCCGGCGGTGGCGGCGTCGTGGTCGTGGTCGTCGGTGGCTCGGTAGTCGTGGGCGGTGAGGTGGTCGTGGTCGGCGGGGAGGTGGTCGTCGTGGGTTCGGTGGTGGTGGGCGGTGAGGTCGTCGTGGTGCTCGTGCTGGTGCTGGTGGTGCTCGTGCTGGTGGTGCTCGTGCTCGTGCTCGTGCTGGTGGTGCTGGTGGGTGGCTCGGTGGTCGTCGGCGGTCCGGTGACCGTCAGCACCGGGCGCTGGTTCGACTTCTTCGACTCCTTGGAGTCGAACGCCTGGTACGACGCGCTCGCCGAGGAACTCACCACCGCGAAGGCGTTGTCCCCGGCGGTGACGTTCGGGACCGAGAACACCACCGGGCCGGAGGTGATCGGCCTGGTGTCCAGCAGCGCGCCGACGGTCGGCCGGTTGTTCCAGGTCAGGCCGGTCTCGGTCCAGGTGGTGGCGGTGGCGTGCAGCTCGACGCTGCCACTGGCCACGGTCGTGAAGTAGACACCGAGCGTCCCGGTCCCGGCGGTCGTCGAGTTGAACTTGAGGTAGGCGACCTGCCCGGTGGTGGTGGTCTCTTTCAGCACGTGGAGCGGGTTGGCGGCGCCGTAGTTGGCGCCCGGGGACGCCTTGTTGGCATAGGCGTCGGCGAGGTTCGAGGTGGTGGCCGAGGCCGCGGGAGGGTGGCCGGCGACGGCCAGGGCGGCGCACAGCGCAAGGATGGCCGACAGGGCGACCAGGCGGCGAAACGGTCGAGGCAGCATGGCGTCACGTCCAGGTGATGGTCGCGGTAGCCGTCCACGTCTGGCCGGAGGCCTTGGTTCCTTGTGACGACAGCGCCCGGTTCAGGAGCGGCGCGGTCACCGTGTTGCCGCTGGCGGTTCCCTGGTCGATGCCGAATTCGTTCCAGGCGAAGTTGCCGTCGGCGGTGCCGAACGTCGCCGACCACGCCAGCGTCCGGGTGCCGAGGGTCCCGGCGGCGGAGACGAGCTGGAACCAGCGGTTCGCCGACCCGGCCGCGGCGGACAGGTCGGTGTCGGTGTACGCCGCGGCGGTGGAGCCGTTCCCGGCACCGATGCGGGTGTGGGTCGCGTCGTAGGCCTGGGTGGCGCCCTGGTTGGTGAGCAGGTTCATCAGCCGGGTCCAGCCGGCGTTGAGGATCAGGTTGCCGTGCGCCTCGCTCACCGAGTAGGGGGCGACGCCGAGGCGGTGGAAGTCGGCACCCTGCGGCGCGGCCAGGCCGGAGCGGCGGACGGCCCAGCGGGTCTGCTCGGCGTCCCACCGCTCGAACAGCCAGTCGGTCGTCCCTCGGGCCGCCTCGGCCACGGGGGCGGCCACGCCGACGCCGAGCGCCTCGGCCGCTGCTGCGAACTCGGTCACCTTGCCTCCTGTCACAGGCTTGAGGTCCCTTCGACCATGCCGGCGCCGACCAGATCGCCTTCGACCAGTCCCGCGCCGCTGGCGGTCCCCTCGACCAGACCGGTGGCCGAGGCGGCCCCCTCAGTCCACCGTGGCGGCGGGACCGGCGGCGGGACCGCGATGCTGAGCTGCTCGCCGCCGCTGGCGGCCTCGGCCTGGCCCAGCAGGACGGCCGCGGCCGCGGCTTCGGCGGCCGCGCCGAGCTCGGCCAGCGGGACGGCGGCGGCGAGGCTCAGCGTGTCGGCTGCCGTGCCGGCCTCGGCGAGGCTCTTGGTCTGGCTGACCGCCAGCGCCTCAGCGGCGGCGCCGGCCTCAGCCAGGGCGCGGGTCTGCGCGGTCGTCAGCGCGTCGGCGGCGCTGCCGGCCTCGGCGAGCGGGACCGTGGCGGCGGCGGCCAGGGCCTCGGCGCTGCTACCGGCCTCGTCGAACGCCTTGGGGATGCTGAGCTGGTCGGCCCCGCTGCCCGCCTCGGCGAGCGAGACCGTGGCGGCGACGCCGAGGGCTTCGCTGGCGGCACCCGTTTCGGCCAGCGGCACCGCCGCCGTGGTGGCCAGTGCCTCGGCAGCCGATCCCGCCTCGACCTCCGCGATCGGGACCGAGACCGCGAGCCCCTCGGCGCCCGTCCCGCCCTCGGCGAGCGGGACGGTGGCCGCGACGCTGAGGCCGTCAGCCCCGGCGCCCGCCTCGGCGAGGCCGACCGTGGCCGCAACGGCCAGCGTGTCGGCGCCGCTGCCAGCCTCGGCCAGCGGGATGGTCAGTACGACCGAGAGGCCCTCAGCCCCGCTCGCGGCCTCGGCGAGTGGGACGGCGGCGGCGACGGCGACGGCTTCGGCGCTGCTGCCCGCCTCCGCAACCGGGACCGCCGCGTCGGCCGAGAGGGCTTCGCTGGCGCTGCCCGCGTCGGCGAGCGCGATCGGGGTCGCGCCCGCGCCGGCCGGGCCGAGCCGGCCGTCGTTGGCGACGCCGAGGTCGTCCAGCCAGTAGGTGATGCCGGTCAGGCCCGTCCCGGTGTGGCCGTAGCGGGTCGCGTCGGTCGTGCCGCCCGTGGAGAACGACGCGGTCGTGAACGCCTCGGTCGGCGTGCCCGCGTCATCGGCCGTGGTCCACAGGTCGACCTCGACCGTGCCGGTCCCGCCGCTGTCGCTATAGATCGCCTCGACCCGGACCCACTGGTTCAGCGGGATGACCGTGGAGCCGGTCCCGCCCGAGGGGGTGGTGCCGTTGACGTCGCGGACGATCAGGTTCCGGGAGGCGTTGAGGCTGACCGACGCGCGGACCGTCGTGGTGGACAGCCACCGGATCATCTGGACGGTCGCCGACGGTGCCGCCTCGAGGTACAGGTAGGCCCGCTCGTAGCGGGTCGGGACGGCCGCGCCGAGGGTGGTGGTGGTCCAGGCGACGTAGCACTCGGCGGTGGTGACCGGGTCCAGCGCCATCTTGAACGCCAGGCCGCCGTGCGCCGAGTGGGTGTTGTCGAACTTGGGCGGGGCGGTGACCGACTGGACCGCGTCGAAGGCGGTCCCCGAGGTGCCGCCGGAGTTGCCGGTGGTGATGCTGGTGCCGTTGGTGCCGCCCTCGAAGGTGTTGGTCGCGATCGGGGTGCCGGGCGGGGTGATCGCGACCGGCTTGAGCAGCCGCGAGCCGCGGCGGATGGCGCGGGGGGGCGGCTTGGGGACGTTGCGGCGTGGCGCGGGCACGGGCTAGGCCTCCCGCGCGGCTAGGCGTCCCAGACGAACGTCAGGTCGAGGATCTGGCCGGCGCCGGTGAGCGGGACCAGCACGACGCCGTTGCCGGTCCCGGGCGGGACGTACAACCCGCGGCCGCCGAACGTGGCGATCCAGCCCGACCCGATCGACGCGCCGACGGCGCCGTTGCGCAGCGCGCCGGTCGCGAACGTCGGCGTGACCGTCCAGGTATCCCGCGGGTCGCCCTTCAGGGTGCCGGTGTCGTTCTCCTCGTACTGGACGGTCTGGGCCGCGCCGGGGGTGCCGACGGCGGTGACCCGGCGCAGGCACAGCGACAGCGCGGTGGTGGTGGTGTTGGTCCCCCACGCCTCGACCAGCCACAGCGGCGTCGACGCCTGCGCCATGAGGCCGCCGATCGGCAGGGTCGTCGACCCCGCGCCGGCCGAGCGCCACGCCGCTGAGTACCGTGCCACGCTGCGAGCCTCCTAGAATGTGCAGATGGACGATCCTGAGCCGCTGATCACCGGCCACCCGTTCGAGCCGTATATGTGGGACGAGTCCCGCTGCGGCTACGTCGACGGCGACGACGTGATGTGCGGCGGCTCCGAGGCCGAGCACGCCCGACCGCCCAGCCCGCCGGTCCACCACCAGCACCTCGGCGACCGGGGCGAGGGCGACTCCCGGCTGCGCTAGAGCAGGGTCGGGGCCTGCCGGCCGGGGTTGACCAGCCGGCCGGCGTGGGCGGGGTGGACCTGGTCGACGATGACCTGGGGGATCGGGACCTCCTTGAACGCGATCGAGCTGCCGCGGAAATCGTCGGCCGTGCTCGCGGTCCACCCCGGTGCCAGCGCCCCGGCGGTGGCGAGGGTGCGGCGGGCCCAGCCGCGGCCCTGGGCGCCGTAGTCCTCCGAGTCGGCCAGCGTCCACCCGGCCGCGGGGGTGTTGGTCATCGTCGTCAGCCCCGAGTGGATCGCCTCGTAGGCGACGACGTTGTCGACCAGGCTGGTGTGCGTCCACGACGGGTTGGCCACGCTCGCGGAGGTGCCGGTCGCGTCCGAATCGACCGCCACGGTGAAATTGGCCGGGTCGGTGACCGTCATCGTCCACACCACGAACCGCACGTTGACGGTGCCGGTGCGGACCACCCGCACCGTCTGCGTGCCCGACGGGAAGGTGCCGGCGGCCCAGTACAGCATCACGCCGCCGGCCTCGGTCGACTCGGTGTCAAAGCGGCGCCGTGACAGGGTGACCGCCCCGGCCGAGATCCCGTAGGCCACGCTGGTGACCAGGTCGGAGGTGGCGTTGTAGACGATCCCCACGCACACCGCGTTCGGGGTCACGGTCGCGGCGCAGGACAGGTCGTAGTTCCCCGCCGCGGTCGAGCCGGGCACGGTGGTGAGGAACTGCTCGGCGTGGGCGACCGCCATGGCGCTAGACCACCGGGCCGGCGGGCGGGGTCGCCAGCGTCGTCGGCGCCGGCACGACCACCGGCTGGGTCGCGGCGTAGACGACCAGCATCGCGTAGTAAGTGTCATTGCCGGACGGCGCCGGGTTGGTCACCGTCGCGGTCGTCTCGAACGTCCCGGCCGAGCTGGCGAACGCCCACGACCAGGCGACGCCGACCTCGCCGGTCGCGTTGTTCAGCCGCACCTCGTCCCGCTCGACGAAGCCGTTGGTGTACGGACCCCAGCCGAACACCCGGGACGGGTCCGCCGCGGCGGTGTAGGCCCAGTAGTGCATCGCCAGCGCCACCACCTCGGCGCGGTTGGTCGCCGGGGTCGTCCCGGTCGACAGCGACGCCACGGCGTTGCCGGCGGCCTGGTTGCCGGCGTTGACCTCGAACGGCGAGACGGGGTCCAGGCCCTGGTCCCACTCGGTGACCCGCCACGCCCAGGTGTTCGCCGAGATGTTCGTCCACGTCCACGACGTCTCCCCGCCGGGGCCGCCGCTCTGGCGGAACGCCCACAGGATCGCCCCGGCCGCTGGCTTGGCGCCGTCGAACTCCCACCCGTCGGGCATCCCCGGCCACACCGAGGGCCCGTACATCTCCACCGTCACGGTCCCGCCCGCGAGGGTCGGGCTGTCCAGGGTGACGTTGGCCGAGACGGCGCCGCTGCCCCCGATCGCGCCGGTCTTGGCCTGGACGACGTTCGCGGCCGACAGCGGCATCTGCTCAGCTCGGCAGGGCGCCGCACCACGGCGCGGAGAACGACCCGGCCGTGTGCCCGCCGTTGGGGAAGGTCAGGTCGTAGCTGCCCGCATGGGCGGCGGCGTCGAGTTGGGTGAAGGTGACGGTGCCTGAGGTGGCGGTGGTGTCGTTGCCGGACTTGCCCTGCCGGGTGGCCTGCTGGACGTAGGCGTTCACCACCCGCGTGACCCCGTCCGAGGTGGGCGGGTTCTGCCCCACCTGCAGGGTGAGGGGCAGGTCGCCCGGCGGGGGGAAGACCGGCGCGTCCGCCGGCGCCGGGGCGAACCCGACGATGGTGATCCGCAGGGTGACCTCGCCGGGCCGGAAACCGGCACCGGAGCCCTCGTAGGCGCACGGGTCCGTATGGTCCGACAGCAGCGGCGCGACGTAGTTCCACTGCGCCATCGCCCCGCCGACGGAGTGGATGATCCCGCCCCAGTTCCCCGCGTAGCAGTCGACCAGGGTGGAAAGGTCCTTGCCGTTCACCGAGCCGGTCGGGTTGGTCACAGAGCCCAAGGCAGGGTTCCTCCATGTCGGTGGGGGGTAGGGTGCTCCGGTGGGCCGGGCGTGCGGCCGGCGGGTCAGTCCTCGGTCAGCGTCGGACGCTCCCTGCCGCTGGCGCCCGGCCTTGCCGTGCGCGGCCGGGCGGGGAGTGCCGCACGCTCCGACGGGGCCTGCGTGGCGCGGCCTCGAAACCCGCCCGGCCGGCTACACCGGCCTGACCGCCACCGCACGGACGTCCGCCGGGACGGAGGCGGGCGTCGCGACCAGGTAGTCGGCCAGCTTCGGCTCGTTGACGATCCCGGTCGGCATCCACGTCGTGGCGACGCTGTGCGCGGTCTTCCACACGTAGCCAAGCCGGTCGAGCAGCGCCTCAAGGTCGGCGCGGTCGTAGTAGCCGTAGACGTCGTGGCACTCGATGAACAGCGTCGGCTGGAACCGCTCAAGCAGGCCAGCCATCCCGTCGAGGGCGTGGAGGTCGGCGCCTTCCACGTCCAGCTTCACCAGGTCCAGCCGGCCGAGGTCGGCCAGCAGCGGGCCCAGCTCGGCGTCCAGCCGGCCGGCGCGGACGGTGCCGGCGCCGTTGTCGGCGGGCAGCACCCGGGTCGAGCCACCCTCCACTTGGTTGGCCGGGTCGAACAGCTTGAGGCGGGCGGCCTCGTCCCACGCGGCCAGCTCGACCACGGTCACGTTGCCGAGGTCGTTCATCGCCAGGTGTCGGCGCAGCGTCGACGCGGTGTCGGGGTTGGCCTCCACCGCGACGACGTGGGACGCCTTGCCGGCCAGCCGCAGCGTCCAGTGGCCGACGTGGGCGCCGACGTCCAGCAGCACCCCGCCGTCGGGGAGCAGCCCCTCAAGGATCGGGCGCAGCTCCGCCTCGTGGTCGGCGAAGCCGATGCCGTCGCCGGTGCGGTTGCCGCGGTCCAGCCACAAAAGGCCGTCGGCCTCGCGGACACGGGCGACGAGCTCGTCACGCCGCGGCGTCCGCGCGACCTCGGCGGCGCGCTGCTTGAGCGCGGCGGCGAACCGGTCCAGGGCTGGTTTCCAGTACCGCTCGGTGACGGCGTCGGCGTCGTAGTCCTGCGCGAACGCCCACGCCTGCGCGCGCAGGTCCTCGTCGCGGGCACGGTCGTAGGCGTCGAGGTAGGCGTCGACGACCTCCCCGATGCGGGGCTTGGCGCCCCAGGCGCCCTGCGAGTCGTGCCAGATCGGCTCGTAGCCGACCTTCCACCCGGCGCCGACCAGCTCCGGCATCGCGGTCGCGTCGGTCACCACGACCGGCGTCCCGCACGCCTGCGCCTCGATGATGGGGATGCCGAAGCCCTCCCCGTAGGAGGTGTTGGACAGCACGTCGGCGGCGCGGCACACGTCGGCGACCGCCGCGGGCGTCAGGCCCTTACGGTAGGCGTACTGGTCGGTGTAGGTGTAGCTGCCCCGGGGCAGCTCCCGCTCCAGGAACGGCCGCAGCCGCATCCCGGCGGGCTGGTCGACGTCGGTGTGCAGCACCAGCATCGCGTCAGGGTGGCGGCGGCGCAGCTCCGCGAACGCCAGGACCTGCTCGCTGAACGCCTTGCGGTTGCCGTCCCGGCCGACGTTGTTGGCGACCATCCCGACCACGAACGCGTCGTCGGGCAGCCCGACCGCCGCCCGAGCGGCGGCCTTGTCGCCAGGATGGAACACGCTGGTGTCGATGCCGTGGGGCACGTACATCGGTGCCAGGCCGGCGTCGCGCAACGCCCGCTCGCCGAACCGCGACAGCGCGATCGGGACCGCGCCCATGGTCTCAAACCAGGTGCGGACCACGTCGGGGACGGTGAGGTGGTCGACCGGCACCCAGGAGCCGACGGCGAGGGCGTCCAGCAGCGGCGACTGGAACGTCCACACGTCGCCGAGGGTGATGATCAGGCCGCGGCAGGACGCCTCCGCCATCGAGGCGGCATCCTCGGCGGCGAAGTGGTGCAGGGCGTGGGGGACGATCACGTCGGAGCCGTACGCGGCCGAGTAGGACGGCAGGCAGCGGATGCCCTGCCAGTCCATCTCGGCGCCCTGCAGGCCGTAGTAGACGGAGAGGACCAGGTCGTGGCCGAGCGCCTTGATCCTTGGGGCGAACAGGCCGGTCTGCTGCCCGTACCCGGTCGGTGCCCAGGGGCTGACGCTGTGCCAAAGGATTTTGATGGTGCGACCTCCGGATGTGTGGGCGCCCCCGCTCCGGAGGGGACGGGGGCGCCCAACTTCGATGGAGCTACTTGCCCTTGGCGGCCCTGGAACCGGTTTCCGGTTCCGGCTTGGCGGCCGGTTTGGCGACGTCCTCGAGGACGTCGGCCAGCGCCGTCGCGGCCAGCGCCTGCGCCCACGCGACGGCAGCCTTGTCGCCGTCGGCGACGGTGACCTCCTGGTCGGGCGACCACGAGTGGATCATCCCGTCCGGGCCGACGCCGGCCGCGGGGCCGTGCACGACGATCTTCACTTGCCGCCTCCCCCACCACCGTGGCCCTGCCCGGCGGCGGCACTGCCGCGCGAGCGCGCGACGGCGGGGCTGACCGGCCGGCCGTCGGCCTGCGGCGCTGGCCGCTGTGGTTCGCGGGACGGGTTGCCGTCCGGGTTGCCCTGCGCGTTGCGCGGCGAGTCCGGCAGCGGCGGGATCGGCCGGCCGGTCGACTGCTTGGCCATGGTCGTCTCCTTCTGCGATGCTGGAAGTGCCACGTCCCGTCGCCTTGGCTTGCGCAGGGCGACCTGCGTCGACGTCGCCGGACGGGACGTGGCACTTCGCTCAGAGCAGGTACTTCGCGAACGCGGCCGGGCGGATCACGTCGCCGCCGACACGCTGGCGGAACAGGAACCCGACCAGGCCTTGGTCGGCGTAGCGCTCGTCGAGCCGCTGCACCGTGATCCGCTGCCGGTCGGCGACCATGTAGCCGGACTGGAAGTCCCCGAACAGCACCGACGGGTCGACCGCGGTGGTCGTCGCCGCCATCGACGGCAGCCCCGACAACCGGTAGAACGGCTTGCCGAACAGGATGTCGGGCTGCCCCGCCTGGTTCGACGGCTGCCACAGGTAGTTCGAGGTCGAGTCCTTGAGCAGCGCGATCGCCTGGGTCGCGTCGTCGCTGGCGACGTAGGCGCCGTTGTTGGCGAACCGGGCCAGGATCGCGTACTGCAGCTTCTTCAGGTCGTCGGGGACGATGGTGGCGTTGGCGGCGGCGGTGACGCCCTGCGCGGCGGGGATCATCCCGCCGATGGTCGCGCGGGTCGCCAGCCCCCACGGCTTGCTGGTGCCGTTGCCGTTGGAGAAGGCGTCGTCCTCCATCTCGGCGAACTTCTGCCCGACGATCTCCTGGACCAGCGACACCAGGTTGGCGTCGGTGTCCATCAGCTCGTCGACGCCGATCTTGGCGAGCGCGACGAGGTCCTGGACGGTGACGGTCTGCGGGCCGGTCGCGGCGATCGCCGCGTCGGTCGGCGGGGTCGCGCCGCCGGCGTTGACGATCTCCACCTGCCCCCAGCCGGCGGTGACGCCGGTCAGGGCGCGGACGTCGACGAGGTTGGAGGTGGTCGGGCGGACCAGCGCCAGGTTGCGCAGCACCCCCAGGCGGGGCAGGGTCAGGAAGATCGGGCCGGCGAGGTCGTGGGGCACGATGATCTGCCCCGTCGAGTCCTCGATGATCGCCGCCTTCTCCTCCAGGGTGAGCGCGCCAGTGCCCTTGCGCATCGCCTTGGCGAACGCGGCGGTCATCGCCTTGGACTGCAGCCCGGCGCGGGCGTCGGCGCCGGACGGCGCGCTGGCGCCGTCGCCGCCGAACCCGCCCGCGCCGGCCTTGGCGGCCATCGCAGCCGCGTCGGCGGCCAGCGCCGGGTGGGGCCGGTCGGGCTGGCTGATCCAGGCCTCCAGGTCCGACTGCTCCTGGGCGACTTCGGCGAGGCCCTTGAGCCGGACGCCCTCTTTGGTCAGCGCCCGCATCCGCTCGGTGTCCTCGGCGGGCATCTGGGTGGGGTTCTCGTAGCGGTCCTGGATCGCGCGGGCCATGCCGATGCACTGGCTCGCCTTCTCCAGCAGCTCCTTCACGCGCTGGCTCATACCGGTTGCTCCTTTCCTAGCAGCGCGTCGATCTCGTGCCGCATCCGGTCAAGCTCACTGATCGTGGTCGCGGTCTTGACCTGCTGCGCAGCAGCGGCGGCGATCCCCTCCGGGGTGGAGGGGTCAGGCAGCCGGTCAGGCGGCCTGGGAAGGTCGGCGATGATCCGCTCGGCGTAGCCGTGCAGGTCCTCGCCTGGTGCTGCCGGAGTGTCGGCGGGCGGCGGCGGGTCCGCAGGGTCCTGCGGCGTGCCGTCGGTGCCGGCGGGTCCGGGGTCGACGGGGTGGTAGGTGTCGTACAGGGCGTCCACGGCGGCCTTGCGGGCCGGCTCCGGGAGCTCCAGCGCCTTGTGCATCGCGTCGGCGAACACCTCGTAGCCGATGCTCGCCTGCGATTCCCCGGCCAGCCGCAGCAGGCCCGGGGGTGGGTCCTCGCCGAGCTGGCCGCGGTACAGGCCGACCAGCGCGCGGGCGGCGGCCCGCTTCTTCTCCGGGCTCACGCCCTGCACCGCGCCGACGCCGTGGCCGCCCGCGGCGGCGTGGACGCCGCCGCGGTTCAACGCCCCCGACGGCTCCCGGACCGGGAGCTTGTACCGGTCCTTCGAGTCGGTGGCGCCCTGGCCCGTGTCGATCAGGCAGGCGCGGCGCCACTGCTCGGGGGTGTAGTCGGCCTGGGTGAAGTTCGACCAGGGCGTGTCGGACACGGCCTTGGCCTCACCGAGCGATTTCACCGAGGCGAGCTGCGCCTCGGGGTTGGCCGGGATCGGGGTGAGCGAAACCTCCAGCAGCCGCACCTCGTGCAGCACCTGCACCAGCCGGTCCCCGACCATCTTGGCCGACCGCTTGACCGGCAGGTAGCCGATCGACACGCCGGTCAGGTGGCCTTCCTTGGCCTTGCGGCGGGCAGACTGGGCCTCCGGGTCCGAGGAGAACTGCGCGCGGAACCACAGCCCGACCTGGGTCGACTTCAGCTCGGCGACCGACCCGATCAGCCGCGACAGCGAGTCGCCGTGCCAGTCGATCAGCGGCACCTTGCTCTTGCCGGCCGCCCAGTGCGCGATGGTCCGGTCGAACGCGCCGCGCTCGACCACGTCATCCTGCAGGTCGACGTTGCCGTAGACGCTGGCGTAGCCGCTGATCTCGCCGGGGCCGTCGTCGCTGACGGCCATCTGCTTGACCTGCGCGACCAGCTGCTGTCGCTCCATCATCGGCACCTCGTGGCTTGCGGCCTGCGGCTCGTTGGCGTACAGGGCACGCTGCTGGGCAAGGGCTTGCTCGCGGGTGGCGTGGCAGCCCTCGATCGAGTGGCGGCCCTCGGCTTCGGCCTGCTGGTTGACGACCGCCCACTCGCCGCGGCGGCAGGCGGGATGGTCATGGACGAGCTTCCAGGGCACGACCGTCTCCGTTCCCGTTCCGGGCGGGGAAGCGGCGGGCGAGGAACGCCTCGGCGTAGCCGCCGACCGCCGCAGCCTGCAACGCCGGCTGCTCACCGTCGGCGGCTGGCGGGGCGGCGGGGGCTTGGAACTGGCCGTCGGCGGGCTGCGGAGTCACCCCGGCCGGCAGGAGGAACACGTCCCCGCCCGCGACCTTGTCCAGGCCGACGGTGCGGCGGAAGTCGTTGATCGTCACCCCACCCCGGGCCAGCGCGTTCGTCGCACGGTCCCAGCGGGCCTGCTCCGACTCCCGCAACGCCAGCACGTCGGAGTTGTCCCAACGCAGCTCCACCCGCGCCCGGCCGACCCCGGAGAACTCCGGCAGCAGCCTGGTCCGGACCGGTTCGAGGAAGCGGCGCTGCAACGGCATCACCGTCTCCTCCCAGAAGGAGACCCTCGCCTCGCCGTAGTTGGTGAACGTCGAGCGGTCCAGGCCGACCTTCGCCCCGACCAGGATCGGCGGGACGCCCAAGGCCATGCAGATCCGTGACTCACTGATCGTCCGGAGGTCGGGGAACTCGAGGTCGCGGAGGTTCAAGCCCAGGACCTTCACGTCCATGCCCTGCTGCAGGAACGCCGGCTCGCCGCGGCGGCTGCCGCCGAACGCGACCTTCCACTTCTCCTTCAGCCGGTTGGTGACCTCCTGGTTGGTCGCCTCCGCGGTCGTGACGACCACCCCGGGGATCGCGTGGTTGCGCAGCAGCGCGTCGACGAAGTCGGTCGCGGCGTTGTCGAGCGTGCTGGCCCGTGAGGCCGGCCGCAGCGGCGCCTGCCCGAAGTACGGGTCCAACGGGTTGGGGTACTTGATGTGGATCAGGTCGCCGGGCGGGATCGGCACGACGTCGGGCTGCTGCCCCCGGGCGACGGCGTCGGGGTTCAGGACGTACCCGTAGCGCCACACCCGCGGGTCCATGCTCGGCCAGATCCTGACCAGGTCCGGGCGGAGCGGCCACAGCTCCGCCGGGAGGCCGTCCCGGGCACGCTGGATCAGCCAGTAGCAGTTGCCGGCTAGGTCCAGGTAGGTCACCGACAGCTCGAAGAACTCGAACTCGTTGGTGACCGGGTTGGGCTGGGCGATCAGCTGCCGCAGCCGGTGCGACTCCAACGGTTCCCCACCCGCTGAGGTCGGGTAGACCCGCAGGACGCTCTGCGGCAGGGACTGCGCCTTCTCGCTGATGCACGCGAACACCAGCTCGTTGCGGCCGTAGCCGTTGCGCGCGAACGTCTCGTAGCTCGAGTCGGGGTACAGCATCCCGTCAAGGTTGGGCCGGC